GGGGAGGCGGCGTGAACTTCACCTCCGCTGAACTGACGATGCAGTTGGACGACTTTGCAGAGCGTGTGCTTAAGCCTCGTATTAGCCAGTTGGCATCCAGCATTGATGCTGACGTTGCCAATGCGTACAAGACCATTGGAAACACGGTAGGCACGCCTGGCACGACTCCTTCTACCTCTTTGGTGCTGTTGCAAGCCCAGCAGAAGCTGAACGAGAACGCTGCCGTGATGACGCCCCGCTATGCAACGGTTAACCCCGCTGCAAACGCTGGTCTGGTTGAAGGCATGAAAGGTCTGTTTAATCCCACCGACACCATTAGCAAGCAGTTTAAGAACGGCATGATGGGCACTGGCGTGTTGGGCTTTGATGAAGTCAACATGTCTCAGTCGATCAAGCAGCACACCACGGGTTCGCGTGATGCTGCTGCTGCTACTACGGTGAAAACCACTGTGGCTTCTGAAGGCGCTTCTACTCTTGTTTTGAACCAAGCGTCTGTAAGCACAACCCTTAAAGCCGGTGATGTGTTTACCGTCGCAGCTTGCTTTGCTGTGAACCCGCAAACCCGTGAAACCACTGGTTCGCTGTTCCAGTTTGTGGCCTTGGCTGATGCAACCGCTGTAGCTGGCGATTGGACTGTGACTGTTGCCGCCATGTACTCCGCTGCTCACGCACTGGCTACCATGACCGCCCTGCCAGTTGCTGCTGCTGTTGTAACCTTTGTTGGAACCGCTTCTACTGCTTACGCACAGAATTTGGTTTACCACAAAGACGCTATCACGTTTGCTACCGCTGACCTTTTGATGCCCCAAGGCGTTGATATGGCTGCACGCGCTGTTCACAACGGTATCAGCCTGCGCGTTGTGCGTCAGTACGACATCAACAACGACCGTATGCCTTGCCGTATTGATGTGCTGTATGGCTTCTCTACCATTCGTCCACAGATGGCCTGCCGCATCTGGGGCTAATCAGTAACACGTTTAAAGGAAAATTATCATGGCACTCCCTAATGGCGCAGGCGGTTACCAACTCGGTGACGGCAATCTGACTGAAGCTGTACTTGGCGTTCAAACTATTCCTACTAGCCTGACTGCGGACACTACGTTGACCGCTGCTCAAGTGGCGGTTGGTCTGGTTGTTTGCGCCAAAGCCTCGGACGCTACGTTGACTGTTACGTTGCCCACCGCAACGTTGCTTGACGCGGCTATTACCAGCGCAAAAGTCGGGTCGTCTTTTGACCTGATCATTTGCAACAACAACAACTCTGGTGGATCGTCTACCGTACCTATTACAACTGGTACTGGCATTACGATCTTCGGCTCTGTCACTGTTGCACGTTTCGGTGCCCACACCTACCGTTTTGTGAAGACGGGTGACGCAGCTTATTCTGCGTTCTTGAAGTAACTTGAATGGGGGCCTCGGCCCCCGTTTTTAAAGGACTAAATTATGCCGAATACGAAAGCCGTAGGGGTCGCGTTTAGCGATCCTCAATTTGATAACATAACCGTGGTTGGTGCTTCAACCGTTGATGTGAGCGATGCATCAACTGGTAGCACTAACGCTGCCGCTCTTTCAACTTCACTTACCCTTACGGGTGTTGGAGCTGTGGGATGGGCAAGCAAATCAGACTTGGAAGCAAACGTGGCGCTGGGTGCCTACGCTAATGGCCTATATGGCTACTTGGAGTTTGGCGCAAGTGGGCGCGTAACTGGTCTGGCCTCTGGCACTGTTGGCGAAATCGTCTTGTCTGCTGGCTGTACCCAAGGCACCTACGCTGCAATGGAGTGTGAAATTGGTATGCCAACTGGCGCTGTTACCGGCACAAACACATCGTTCCTTTACTTGAGTTCCTATGGCGCTGACAAGGCAACATTTGATACAAGCGGGACGTTGTTTAACTTGGCCGGTGTGACTAAAGGTTCGGGTAAGCTGTTGCAAGACACAACTTCGGGGCCAACAATCCGTCCAGTTCAAGCGATTAAAGTGGTCACGCCTGATGGCATTCGCTATCTGCCGTTGTATGTGACTGCTGCTATTGCTGCCTAAAGATGATCACCCGTGAAGTAGTGATGGAGCGGGTGCAGAGTCTGCAAAAACAAGCCGAGCGTTTGCGTTCAGATTTGGACGCAACGCTTGGTGCGTTGCAGGATTGCGGTTATTGGCTAAAACAACTGGAAAACACAAATGGCAGTGATTTACTTGGCGCATCCGATCCACGGTAGAAAAGTCGCAACGATGGACTTGGAAGCTGAGTACGACGAGAAGAACGGTTGGAAGCGATATACTGAGGATACGCCTGTCGTTGAGGAGGCGGCTCCCGTAAACGCGCTGGAAGTAAAGCGCAGGTACACGCGCAGGGTTGTAGCAGAAGGAGTCTAAGATGGCGATTTACACCGCTGGCGATCAAATCAACCGGGCGCTGCGACTGTTGGGTGTGCTGGCTGAGGGAGAAACGTCTTCTGCGGAAGTTTCGCAAGATTCGTTGACGGCGCTTGACCAGATGATTGACAGTTGGAACACTGAGCGGTTGTCGGTGTTCAGCACCCAAGACCAGACCTTTACTTGGCCTGCTGGTCAGATCAACCGTACCCTTGGCCCAACAGGCAACTTTGTGGGCAACAGGCCTGTTCTGTTGGATGACGCTACCTACTACCGCGACCCGGGCACCAACGTCAGCTACGGCATCAAGTTCATCAACCAGCAGCAGTACAACGGGATTGCGGTCAAGACGGTAACCAGCACGTACCCGCAAGTCATTTTTGTCAACATGACGTACCCAGATGTTGACATGTACATTTACCCTCGGCCTACACGGGACTTGGAGTGGCACTTCATCAGCGTTCAACAATTGACAACGCCTGCCACCTTGGCGACCAACATCCTGTTCCCGCCTGGCTATCTTCGTGCGTTTGTCTTTAACTTGGCGATGGAGATTGCACCTGAGTTTGGTGTCGAGCCTAGCCCACAAGTACGGCGCATTGCCATGACCAGCAAGCGCAACATCAAGCGCATCAACAACCCTGACGATGTGATGTCAATGCCTTACGCTATTGTGTCGTCCAGACAGCGGTTTAACATTTTTGCCGGGAACTACTAACATGGCTACTATTGCAATTTCTGCCCTCCCTGTAGCCACGGCTGCTGCCGTTGGTGATGTCTTGCCAATTGTGCAAGGAGGCACGACAAAACAGCTTACTAACGCGTTGCTGTTTACCAGCGCAACATTGGTAGCGCCCGCGCTTGGCACGCCAATTTCTGGCATTTTGACCAACTGCACGGGCTTGCCTGTTGCGACTGGCGTTTCTGGTTTGGCTGCAAATGTGGCGACATTCTTGACAACCCCATCAAGCGCAAACTTGGCAGCAGCACTCACAGATGAGACAGGCACGGGCGCAAATGTATTTGCCAACACGCCGACATTGGTGACACCAATTCTTGGTACGCCGACCTCTGGAGTGCTCACTTCATGCACTGGCTTACCGCTTACGACTGGTGTGACAGGTGCTTTGCCAGTCGCAAATGGTGGCACTGGTGCATCAAATGCAGTGCAGGCTTTAAGTGGCCCTGGCGCAGTAAATATCACCAGCCTTGCCACTGCTTTCACTTCGACTGCTACTGGCAATGCTTTAACACTTGCAGATGGCGCACAAGGCCAACTCAAGACAATTATTTATGTTGCAGAAGCCGCTGGCGGCGATACTGGTGTTTTGACCCCGACCAACCTTGGCAGCGCAACCACAATCACATTTAATGCCGTTGGCGATTCGGTGACTCTCCAGTTTGCTGGTACTGACTGGTGGGTCGTTGGATTGCGTGGCGCGGCAGTCGCTTAATGAAAACGCCGATTCTTGGGTCGGCCTATGTTGCACGCAGTATCAACGCTGCGAACAACCGCATGGTCAACCTGTTTCCAGAGGCCATCCCCGAAGGCGGCAAGGAACCCGGCTTTCTGAATCGCGCACCTGGCCTTGACTTCCTACAGACCGTAGGCACCGGGCCGATCCGGGCGTTGTGGGCGCACCAGACTAACGGCAGCGACTTCTTTGTAGTCTCTGGTTCTGGCCTCTACAAGATGACCGGCCTGACTGCCACGCCACAACTGTTGGGGACTTTGACTACCAGCAGCGGCCCGGTGTCTATTGCGGACAACGGCACGCAACTATTCTTAGCCACCAATCCTGACGGGTTCATCTACAACGAAGTAACCAATGTATTCGCCCAGATCACCGACCCTGACTTTGCTGGAGCGGTGACGGTCGCTTACTTGGACGGGTACTTTGTTTTTAACCAACCCAACAGCCAAATTCTTTGGGTGTCTCAATTGCTAGATGGCACTTCAGTAGATCCGTTGGACTTTGCCAGCGCTGAAGGCGCACCCGATGGTGTGGTGGCTGTCATTTCTAACTACCGTGAGTTGTGGGTGTTTGGCACCGACACGGTAGAGGTCTGGTACAACATTGGCGGCGCTGACTTCCCACTACAGCGCATCCAAGGCGCGTTCAACGAGATTGGTTGCGTTGCTGCGTTCTCAATTGCCAAGCTGGACAACGGCTTGTTCTGGCTCGGTACGGACGCTCGGGGGCAAGGCATCGTCTACCGTGCCAACGGGTATGTGGGCATTAGGGTTTCTACCCATGCCATAGAGTACGCAATTGCCCAGTACGGCAACATTGCGGACGCTATTGCCTACACCTACCAGCAAGAAGGCCATGCTTTCTACGTGCTGACGTTTCCAAGCGGCAACGCCACTTGGGTCTACGATGCATCCACCCAAGTCTGGCACGAACGTGCGGGTTTTGATGGCGGCGACTTTATGCGCCACCGCAGTAACTGCCAGTGCAACTTTGGTGGCAACATCATTGTGGGCGACTTCCAAAGCGGCGACATCTATCGGTTTGACCTAGATGTGTACGCTGACAATGGCGGCATTCAGAAGTGGTTGCGGTCGTGGAGT